TATGGCGGCTGATGCTGCGCAAGCTAGAGCGGCTATTCGCTTTGATATGATGAAGCTGGTGGCGGAACTCGACAAGCGAATCACACTTATTGAGAAGGGGAAGTAAGATGGACTTACTGAAGCAATTCGGCCCCCTACTTGGTCAACTGGCCCCGTCCATCGCCACGGCGCTGGGCGGCCCGCTGGCTGGCGTTGCCGTAAAAACGCTATCTAGCGCCCTCTTTGGTCACGAGGACGGCACTGAGGAGCAGATCTCTGCGGCTATGGCTACAGCCACGCCTGACCAGCTTGCCGCTATTAAGAAGATTGACGCTGACTTCAAGGTCCAGATGAAGTCTCTGGACATTGATCTGGAGCGCATCGCAGCCGGTGATCGAGACAGCGCCCGGCAGATGCAGCGGGACACCAAGGACTGGGTTCCCAAGGTCCTCGCCATCGTCATCACGCTTGGGTTCTTCGGCATCCTGATCTGGATGCTCCTCAACGGAATGCCAAAGACGGGCACGGAGGCGCTCTTGATGATGCTTGGCGCTCTGGGAACCGCATGGACTGGGGTGGTCAACTTCTATTACGGATCGTCTGCTGGCTCTAAGGCCAAAAATGACCTACTTGCTACGAAGGACAAGTGACATGAACGAGAACTGGGATGAATGCTTCGCCATGGTTATCAAGAGCGAAGGCGGATTTGTAAATAACCCGAAAGATCCGGGTGGCATGACCAACTTGGGTGTCACCCGTTCTGCGTGGCAAGGATACCTGAACCGCGATGTAACAGAGACCGAAATGCGCGCTCTGACACCGGACGCCGTCAAGCCCTTCTACAAGGCCCTCTATTGGGACCGCATCAAAGGCGACAGCCTTCCTGACGGCGTGGATTATGCCGCCTATGATCTGGCCGTGAACAGCGGTCCTCACAAGGCTGCCCAGTACCTCCAGAAGATCGCTGGCGTGACTGTTGATGGCATGATTGGCCCCAAGTCTCTTGAGGCTATACAATCCTGTGACGCCAAGGAAACAGCCGACGCAATCTGCGATATGCGCTTGGATTTCCTCAAGGGTCTTTCGACCTTCAGCACCTTTGGCAAGGGCTGGACCGACCGGGTCGGCAGGGTAAAGGCCAAAGCGGTCAGTATGGCGGATAACACCTGATAGTGTTAGGATAGGGCATGGCTACAACGACGACGTTCACCACGCTTCAGCAAGACATCCGACGCTATCTTGAGCGTGGCTTCACGCTTGCGTCGGATGCGATTGTCTATGAGCAAATCCCCCGGCTGATCAATCTCGCTGAGCGCCGCATCGCCCGCGAGCTCAAGGTTGAGGGGCTGATCAACGTCGTTACAAGCACCATGCAGGTCGGGCTCGCTGTCTACCCGAAGCCCGACCGCTGGCGCACCACGGTGTCGTTCAACTACGGCATCGACAATCAGTACACCCAACTGTTCCCGCGATCCTACGAATATGTGCGGTCATACTGGCCCAATCGCGATGAAACGAGCCAGCCGCTCTTTTATGCCGATTACGACTACAACAACTGGATCGTCTCCCCGACGCCTGATCAGGCCTACCCCTTTGAGGTTCTAGTCTACCAGCTTCTGCCCCTGCTCGACGATTCGAACCAGACGAACTGGCTGACGGAATACGCTCCGCAGGTGCTTCTCTACGCCTCCCTGCTTGAGGCCACGCCATTCCTGAAGAATGATGAGCGCATCGCGGTTTGGCAGTCCATGTACGACCGTTCGGCACAGGCGCTCAACGGCGAAGACCTGTCGAAGATCCTTGATCGCTCCGCGCGTCGGACGGAGGCATAAATGACCACCAGCTACACAGAAGTCTTTGGCGGCACGAACATCTACCCGTCAGATGTTTCATATTTAGCCTTTGACCTAACTACCTCTGACATCACGCTGGCGTGGCCCGTCGAGACCAATGCCCCTAATGCGCTCGCAGACTATGTTGCTGCGCGTATTATGGATGTGAACTGCACTGGGACCAGCAAGAAAATCTATCTGCCCGCAGCCAATGAAGCTTCGGTCGGCGAGTGCTTTCTGTTCAACAACACCGGAACGCTACCCTACACGGTGGTTGGCGCTACAGGGACAGTCGTCGCAAACGTAAATGCCGGGGATCTGTGGCAGGTCTATATGACCTCCAATACCACCGCTGCTGGCGTGTGGACTGGCTATCAATTTGGAGCCGCAACGTCGAGCGCAGACGCCGGAATCCTTGCTGGCGCTGGTCTGAAGGCGATCACAACAACGCTCAATCAGGCCATTTCCGTTGTAACCCTAAATTCGGCCTACACGCTTAACACTTCTGAGCGCGCCAAGCTCATCAACTGGAACGGTGCTTCTGGAACGCTAAGCTTTGCGGCGTCTTCGACGCTTGGGTCTGATTGGTTCTGCTACATCCGCAACAGCGGATCCAGCAACATTTCGCTCGATCCTAACCTTGTAGAGACCATCAACGGCGCAACCACCCTGACGCTTGCCCCCGGCAATTCGTGCATGATCATCTGCGATGGCACGAACTTCTACACGGTTGGCCTTTCTCAGGTATCGTCTGCAAGCTCGTTTGATTACCTCTCAATCGACGTGTCTGGAACGGGCAACTACACGCTATCGACGTTTGAACTGAATCGCATATCCTACAACCTGACCGGAACTTTGACCGGGAACAGGAACATCATCGTTCCTGCCACTGTTCAGCAATATTGGATCACAAACTCCACCAGCGGCGCTTTTACCCTGACCGTGAAAACATCCGCTGGAACAGGCATTGCCGTCACGGCAGCAGATGCTTTGATCCTCTATTGCAACGGTACAAATGTTGTCCGTGGGCAAAGCGGGGCAACCGTAACAACGCCAATTTCAATCGCCAACGGCGGCACAGGTGCGACAACGGCATCTGGCGCTCGCATCAATCTTGGCGGCACGTCTACCGGAATCGCAGTCTTTACGGCTGCTGATGCGGCTGCCGGGAGAACGGCCATCAGCGCTGTGTCTTCTGCTGAGGCGGCGGCAATTGCAATCCAGTATGCGGTGGCTCTCGGCTAATGGCTTCACAACCCTACACCATCAAGTCCCTCCCCGGCATCAAGCGCGATGGAACGCGCCTTGAAAACGGTTTCTATGTGGATGGCCAATGGTGCAGGTTCCAGCGTGGATTGCCCCGTAAGATGTGGGGCTATCGCACCCTCAGCACTCAGATGCCTGAGGTTTCTCGGGGCCTCAATGGCTACAATCAAGATGGCACTCTTCACCTTTTGTCGGGCGGGCAGAGCTACCTGACACAGTTTGAGATCAATGCAAACGGGAACGTGACTGGCATCTTTAATAGGACGCCTTCTGGTTTTGCTGCTGACGCTCGGAATCTCTGGACCTTCGACGTAAGTTTTGACTCTGTTGGCGTGGCAGCTGGCGCGTATGTCTTCGCTCACCCGGGCAAGAACCTGAACCAGATCGACGGAACCGCCACCTCAACCATGTATTGGGGCCTCGTGAATGGCACGGCTGTTCTGACAGCAAATACGGCCCCTGCCGTTTCTGGCGGCGTCGTCAGCCTGTACCCTTACGTCTTCGTATACGGCTCTGATGGCTATGTGGCATGGTCTGTAGCCAACAACCCAAATGACTGGCTCAGCGCGGGATCTGGAGACGCCTACGTTACGTCTCAGAAGATCGTTGCGGCTCTCCCGCTTCGTGCGGGCCCCGGCAATGCACCTGCTGGCCTGTTCTGGTCTTTGGATAGCCTGATCCGCTGCACATTTGTGGGCGGCGACACGGTATTCCAATTTGACACGCTGACATCCCAATCGTCGATCCTGTCTTCTCAATCTCCAATTGAGTACGATGGTATCTTCTACTGGTGCGGTGTTGACCGCTTCCTGATGTTCAACGGCGTTGTGCGTGAGATACCGAATCAGTTGAACCAGAACTGGTTCTTCGACAACCTCAACTATGACCAGAGGCAAAAGGTTTTTGCCTACAAGGTGCCTCGCTTCGGCGAAATCTGGTGGTGCTATCCTCGTGGGGACGCCACCGAATGCACCCACGCCGTCATCTACAACGTGCGCGAGAATACTTGGTACGACACAGCCTTGCCAAACTCTGGCCGGTCAAATGGCAAGTTCGTCACCGTCTATGAATACCCCATCACAACTGGCATCGACCCCGTGAGCGGCTTCTACAAGCTCTGGCAGATGGAGTTTGGCCTTGACGAGCTCGACGGAACGCAGGTGAGTTCGATCCCGTCCTACTTCCAGACGGCTGACATTTCTTACGTTGCAGACCCAAATCAGCCGCGAAACAGGTCAATGCGCTGCCTGATGGTCGAGCCTGACTTCATTCAGAGCGGCGACATGACCTGCCAAATAACGGGCAGAGCCAACGCTCGATCCCCTGAAGTGACAAGCGAGGAAAAGGTTTTCCCTGATCAGGAAAACACCGTAACTCCAGAGCAGCAGGTTATTTTCTTCAAAGAGCAGCGCCGCGAAATGCGCTTCATCTTCAAGTCGAACGTGGTCGGTGGCAACTACCAAATGGGTCAGTGCATCGCTCATCTCGATGTTGGCGACGGCACGGTGCTCGGATGATCGACCCGCGCGGGATGACGGTTACTGACTGGACCGACTCAATGGTCTATAGTCTTGAGAAATATGGGACGATGGGTCGATTGGATGACCCTGAAAAGTGGCAAACGTGGGCTCTGGGTGTGGTTTCCTTCTTCACAGTTGGAGCCCAAAACCCCCCGAACCCGATGGACTACACGGACTGGCAAGAGTGGGCATTCGCTTTCATTCGCGCCGTAACCCTACCCGGTGGATAATATGGCCCCTGATTACCCAGCCGATTGGCACCCCCTCTCCAACGATGCAGCCGATTCGTCTTGGCGTGGCAGCCCCATGAGCATGTTCGCCAAGGGCGGGCGTGTCGGAGCAAAGCCCTTTGAGATCAAGGTTCCGCGCGAGCACATCGAAAAGATGGCCAAGGGCGGCCTTGCTGGGCAGGCCAAGAACGTGGCTGACGCTGGCGTTGGCGGCGACACGATGGTCATCCACATCAACAAGGATGAATATCAGAAGCTCTGCAAAGAGTGGGGCGAGCCCACGATCAACCCTCACACCGGGATGCCGCAGTTCACGCCGTTCTGGAAGCAGTCTTGGTTCGCTCCGGTAGCGGCGCTGGCTGGCACTGCCTTGATGGCCACTGGTGTCGGTGCTGGGCTTGGCGGGGCGCTTCTGGGTGAGGCTGCTGGAACGCTGGGGGCTACAACGCTTGCTGAGGCTACGGGCATTGGTGCGCTCGGCAGCGCCACTGTCGGTGGTCTGGCTGGGAACGCTCTTCTTGGCGCTGGCATTGGTGGCCTGACTGGCGGCGGCAAGGGTGCGCTGATGGGCGGCCTTCTTTCTGGCGCTGGAACAGTTGGCGCTTCGGCGTTGGGAAATTACCTTGGGGCAGCAGCCCCGACATCTGTGACTACTGGAACTCCCGGAGGCGTTCTTGAGGGTGCAGGAGGGTACAGCAGCGCCGACTTGGATTATTTGAATAAGGCCGCTGATGCGATCAAAACAACCCCCGGAAATGAAGTTTTTGGCGGGAACCTTGCCGATAAGGGCGCAAGCGGGATGACCTTCAATGTGGATCCCGCAGCTGCGGCTTCCAAGGGATCCGGCTACCTATCTGGCCTTACTGGCTATCTTACAGACCCTAACAAGATGGCAGCTGCGGCTGTCGGTCTCGGGTCGCTTATGGGTGGTGATTCCAGCCAGCCAGAAATGCCCAGCGTCACAGCAGGAACGCCCACCTCTACCGATCCGAACATGACCAAGCGGCTGGCGACTACACCGTTGAACCGCGCACGCATCCAACCTCCTATTGACTACTACAACTACGGCAAGATGCCCGAGCAGTCCTTCTACGCGCCCGAGCAGACCCAGCAGCCGACCGTTGCAGCCGCTCGTGGCGGCCCGCTCAGCAGCGCCGTAAATGGCCCCGGCACTGGTCGTTCGGACAGCATCGACGCCAAGCTGTCGGACGGCGAGTACGTCATCGACGCCGAGACAGTCGCCTTGCTGGGGGATGGATCTTCGAAGGCGGGGGCTGCCAAATTGGATCAGTTCCGTGCTAATATCCGCAAGCAGAAGGGCAACGCCTTGTCTCAGGGCAAGATCAGCCCAGACGCGCATTCGCCTGACAGGTATCTGATGGGTGGGAGAGCATAAATGGCGTTCCTGAACTTCCTGACGCAGGGGACACCCCTCCCCTCTACAAGCTCCACGCTTTCGACCTCGCAGGTTCCGCAGTATCTGTCGGATTACCTCTACAACCTCATGTCAGGGGCCTACAGCGCTGCTCAGCAGCCATATCAGACCTATGGCGGCCCTCGTATCGCCGGGTTCACAGACCCGCAGACGCAGGCATTTCAGGCGACTCAGAATGCCGCCTCTGCGTATCAGCCGCAGCTTCAGGCCGCTCAACAGACGGCTGCCGCAGGCGCTGGTCTGAGCACGCTTGGCGCTGCGCAGCCATACTTCACAGCTGCAAGCCAGACCACGCCGGGTGTCATCAGCAATTACATGAACCCCTACCAGCAGAACGTAATTGACCAGATGGGCACGCAGGCCCAGCGCCAGTTGACGGAGAAAATACTTCCGGCGATTGGCGATCAGTTCACGCGCGCTGGTCAATTCGGATCCAGCCGCCAGCAAGAGATTGCTCAGCGCGGCGTTCGCGACATTGCGAGCGGGTTGGAGCAGAACATCGGCACCCAGTTGGCAGCGGGATACACCACTGCTGGCCAGCAGGCGCAGACGGATCTTGCTCGGCAGGCGTCCCTTGGGCAGGCTGCTGGAACGCTTGCGGGCACGCAGGAGACGGCAGACATCAATCTGGCGAACACCCAAGCCAACTTGGCCCAGAAGGCGCAGGCTCTTGGTCTGACGGGCGCTGCGGCCCTTGAGACTACTGGCGCTGAACAGCAGGCCATGAACCAGAAGAACCTTGATCTGGCCTATCAGGACTTCCAAACCCAGACGCAATACCCCGAGCAGCAGCTGGGCTTCCTCAGCAACATCGTGCGTGGGTTGCCGTCTGGTGGCGGAACCACGTCGGGCACAACGTCGTCTATGGGCCAGACATACTCCGCATCGCCTCTCGCCTCGCTGGCCAGCGCTGGTCTCAGCGCCGCCGCTCTCAGCAACCTCATGAAGGGGGCGTAAAAGATGGCTGTGGTACAAGCTCCGCTCGGCGGAACAGCGACGACGGACGAAGAAAACGATCAGCCCGATGCCACTGGGACGCTTGCTTCATATTTGAAGGGCGGCCCAGAAGGTGCTGCGCTGGCGCTCATGCAGCAGCAGCGCGGCGCTGTTGGTACGCAGCAACAGAAACTGCTGGAAATGATGAACCAGCAGCAGGGGCCGCTTAGCCAGACCGGCATGAGCGATCTCGACAAGGCATCATTGATGTTCCAAGCGGCTGGCGCTCTGGGTCAGACGACCCGTAGCGGTGGCTTTGGCGAGACGCTTGGCAATCTTGCTACGTCCGTGGCTGGCCCGCTATCGAAGGCCGCCGAGGCTCAGCGCCAGCGCCAGTCCCAGCTTCAGCAGCTTCAGCTTGCCCGTCAAAAGCTCGCTGTTGAAATGGCTGGGCAACAGGGTGTCCCTGCGGCTGATATGCTGTCGCTGATTAAGTCGCAGCGTGAGCGGGTAGCGGCTGAGACTGAAGAGCCTGAGATGGCTGACATTACGCTTCCCAATGGGGCAAAGGTTTCTGGCACATATAAGGGCGGAAAATATTACGACATAAGCGGGAAAGAAATCACTTCAGATACAATGCCACAAACGGTCGGATCCGATCTAACCGGCGAAGATTATTTCACTGCGCTAAAACAACAAGACCCTGCATTTGCTGCAAAGGTAAAAGCGGTGGCTGATGGTCGTCTTGCCATGCCGCCGACAAACTCAAGGTCGCCTGATGCGCAACGGCTGCTTCAAGCCGTTACTCAGTATGACCCTGAGGGCGTAAACGACATTTCGACTGGCGCTCGTCGCAAGTTGTTTACCAGCTTCACGGCGGGTCCCGATGCTGAACAATTAAAATCTCTCAATACGGTCATGGGCCATATTGGAAGATTGCAAGAGACTGGTTCTGCATTAAATAATACCCGTTTCCCTGACGTAAATAGCTTTTTGAACATGATTTCGCAAAAGACAGGAGAGGATGCTGTTTCTAGGTTTGAAATAGACAAAAAAGCTGTCGCTGACGAACTCTCAAGAGTTTTGAAGGGGACAGCCACAGAAGGCGAAGTCAAGCGCTGGAATCAGGCTGTTAACTCATCCATGTCCCCCAAGCAGTTAAATGCTGCTGTGGATGAAGCGATGCACCTTATTGATGGGCGTATGCAGGCACTCGGATACAAGTACGAGTCCGGCATGAATAATAAATATAAAACCAACGGCGGACTTACGCTTTTGAGTCCAGAAGCGCAGAAGGCCTATGACCGGATCAAATCTACAGCCAGCGGAACTGCAAAGCCAGCAGAGCAGCAAGCGCAACCTGCTGCGGCCCCTGACGCTCAGGGATGGGTGACGCTACCGAACGGGATCAGGGTCCGACAGAAACAGGATTAGTGACATGCCAGTTTTTGAAGTACAAGGCCCGGACGGCAAGACCTATGAGGTTGATGCTCCTGATATGCAGAGCGCCGCTGGTGCGTTTGCGCCAGCAGCTGCTGATGCCGGTAAACCTGCGGAATTAGTTGAAGGGAAAAAGGCCGCACAAGCCCGCATGGCTGCGCCTGACGAATATGTTGATGTGCCCATCATGAGCCCTGATGGTGCTTTTACTGGCCAGACCGAGCGCGTCTTGAAACCCAAGGCCGATCCTATCGGTGCAGGTTCTTTATCGGTTTTTCCATATGGTGGAGACATCGCCACGATTGGGAAGGGCATGATTCCCTTCACCGAGGAGGCAAACAAAGAAAAACTTCGTTTGGAAGGCCAGCAAGAGGCAATGAAGGAAGCTTACCCCGGCCCATATAGGGCAGGGCAGGCCGCAAACATTGGCCTTCAGATAGCTGCCCTTAGAAGGCTACCTCTTCCGGGCGCAACATGGGGTGCAGCACCTCTCGCAGAAGGGGCCTCCCTTGCTGAGCAAGCTGCTGCTCTTGGAGCTCGCGCTGCTGGTGCTGGTGCAGGCGGTGCTACGATTGGTGGTGTCACTGGATTTGGCGAAGGATCTAGCCTGCCAGAGCGGCTCAAAAATGCAGCTGTTGGAACTGTTGCTGGCGGCGCTTTAGGAACCCTTCTGGCTCCTGCTGCTGAAGGAGTCGGCGCTCTTGGTTCTCTTGCATATAGGAATCTCATTCAGCCAAACGTCAATCGCGTCCGCTCTCTTTTCGCGCCTGAGCAGACGGCTGAAAGGCTTTTAGCTGGTCGTCTTGCAGGTGATACGCCCAGCATGACGCCGCAGGAATTTGCAGCCATGCGCACCGCAGGTGAGCCTGTAATGTTGGCTGACGTTGGTGGTCGCGGAACTCGTAATTATGCGCGAGATGCTGCTAATCTGTCTCCAGAAGCAGATGTCGCGCTCAACGAGCCAATCACGCAACGGTTCATTGGACAGACAGGCCGTGTTGAAAAAGACATTCGGGGCATGTTCCCTGACTCAATTGACTATGCTCAGAAAATTGAAAGCCTGAACCGGCAGGCTCGCCGCACCAATAAACCTGCATATGACAAGGCATATGATGAAGGCTCATCCGGCGTCTTCAACGATGAGCTTTACAATCTCATGCAGGCTCCCGCAGTGCGGGATGCTATGAAAGATGTTGGCCGCCGAGCGAAAAATCAGGAAGTATTTGGAGAGCCAATTGGTGACATCGTGGACCCATTCGCTTTCAATAAAGAAGGCCAGCTTATCGCCAAGGAAGGCATGAGCGCCACTGATGCCAATCTGCGTTACTGGGACATCGTTAAGCGCAATCTCGACGATCAAGTGACTTCTCTTTACAAGGGCGGAAAACCTTCGGAGGCTGGTGACATCAAGAATATTCGCGACCAGCTTCGCGATACGCTTGATAATCTGGTCCCATCATATGGAAATGCGCGCAAAACTGCTGCTCAGAACTTTGGAGCGGAAAACGCTTTTGAGGCTGGCATCAATTTCGCCAAGTGGACAGATTCGAAAAAAGTCTCTGAAGGCTTCCAAGCTTGGAAGGGCATGAATGAAGCGGAGAAAGAACTCTTTGCTCGCGGCTACGCAATTGACCTCATCAATGACACGCAGAAGGTCCGCGACAACCTCAGTGTGGTCAACAAGTCTTTCATGGGCACTTCGCCAGTTGAAAGGGCCAAGAATTTGATGGCGCTTGGGCCTGAGCGTTCTGCGGCTCTAGAAGCCCGTCTTCGCACCGAACAGATCATGGACCAGTTGCGTACCGCCGTTCAAGGTGGATCTCAGACGGCTAAATATCTTTCTCACATGAAGCAATTCATGAGCTATCCAGCTTACGGAGCTGCGGGTGCATTGGCAGGTGGCGACGACATAACAAGCGCACAGGCGCTTACAAGTCCGGGCGCTCTTGCAGGTCTCGCCGTTCGGGCCGCTAAAGGCAAAATCGACTCGGCTACGGCTACCCAAGTGGCTCGCCTTCTGACATCTCAAGACCCAGCAGTAGTGAACCGCATCATGCAGATGGCGTCAAGAAACCCCGACGCGATGAACACCCTCAGGACATTGCATAATGTGATGGGCAAGGGTGCGGGCATGGCTACCGCAGAGGCTACACGAGGTCCCTAAACAGCCTCGCAAACAGCGTGTCGCGGGTCCTCATGTAGGACTCGTCCACGCCTTCAATGTACCCGGCCCAGTAGGTTTCATAGACATGGAGCGCGTAGGGATCCCCTAGACGCTTCGTGTGCTCGTCTGCCCGACCGTCATCGAATAGGTAATTGTGACGCAGATCGAAGGGGAAAAACTCGGCCTGAGGGCGAATATCGCAGGGAATTTCCTTCGAGATTTCCACAGGTAAATTTACAGAGTGGTAGGCCCACGTCCCAACCTCCAGCGCAGCCGGGATCCTTTCGAGCCATTTCCCAATGAACTCGGCACCCGGCTTGGCGATGATCGGCGACATCCCCAGTGAATCGCTCGTCTCCCTCGCCAGCACCATCTCTGGCCCCACCAAGGGGTGCAGACCCTTCAGGAGCAGGGTATCCGTGTCGAGATATATGCCACCCAGCTTCTGAAGGATCTGAAGCCTCAGCACGTCTGCCTTGTATTGGATATGCTCCAGCGGTACACCGCCGATCTCGGTGGGCAATTCAATTGGCCTGACCTCAAACAGATCCTTCACCATGTACCAATTTGGATTGTTGCGAGGCACTTCGTTGCACCACATGATGATAGGTTTGAGGTGATTTGAGGCCGCCGCCAGAACTGCCAGCGAATTGATGAAGCTGAAGGGCCTGCTGCCGGGTTGGGTCAGCCAGATGAAGTGGATCAATTCATTCTCCCCATGCTTGGGTTTGTTTGCGCCTTGATGTCTGGGTTCGGCCAGCACCAACATTCTCGAGTGTCGTTTTGAAAGCAGACCCAAAGCAGATGATGCTCGGGCCCATAGTCGATCCATGCAATGCAAAGAGCCTTACCCTTTGGCGTCTCGACGGGCAGAGGTGGGTTTAGTTGATGGAGCATACCGCATTGGCCTTTTTGGGATTGGCGAAATGGTTGTGTAGAGCTCGCCTGTGTCTTCGTCCTTTCGGCAGTCAAGATACATGGCTATTTTGTGCGAAGGCCGGGTGCTCAACACAAGATCCCCGTCCGGTTCTTCATAACATGACATCCCATCCTGATCGCATTCAGGCCTGCGGATCCAGCCAAATGACCAGTGCCAGCCGTGCTTGACGATGGGATCTGTCATAGAAGCTCCTCGCATACGAAATCCCGAAGCAGGACGTAGAGGAAGATTATGGCAGATATAGCCCCAACCACAACAACGGCTGTGACGGCGGTGAGCATGATGGTGATCAAGATTTCATTCATGGTTCATCTTTCTGATGTCTTCGGCGGACAGGGCTATGGGATGGTCGGCCTTTAGCGCGCTGTCATCCTGCTGTCCTCCGTAGGTTTGAGTTTCCAGTGCTTTGCGGGCAGTTTCAACAATCGCGCATACCGTTGGGTGCGCGGTCTGTTTCTCTTGTTCGACTATCCACCGCAGCGCCGCCTCCAACCGTGCTATCTTGGCAGCAGCAGCATCAGCTTCCCAGCTTCCATTGGCGCGTAGCATGTCAGTCAGCGATGTCATTTTTCCCCTCCAGTGCTTTGCGGGTTTCGTCTTTCAAGTAATGCCAATCAGCCCGCGAAACGTATTGCAGGGCATCTTCTAGCGCCGCCTCCAGCTTCTCGATGCGGCTGGCCTGTTCTGCGCACTTTTCGTCGATGATTTTGACGTATTCACTGTCGGACATAACCGATAGACGAAGTTTCTCAAGCGTCCTGTTATATAGTTTGCCCCACTTGTTTCTGGACTTGACCAATCGCTCTACCTCCGCCTCCAGCTTCTCGATGCGGTCGGCGGCTTCATCAGCTGTGTCAATAAACTTATAGCAAGCTGTGCATTGCAGTCGCTTTTCTCCAATTAACCGCAGCCGCTTCACAAGATCATCGCCCATTTTAACTTTCTCCCGTTTTTTTAACACGTTCTGCGGATGTGTTTATGTCATCACCATATGCTGGCGCAGGGCCGCAGTAGATTAGGGCCTTGTCGCATTCAGGGCAGCGCATCGCGATCATCTTCTCTGCCGCTTCAGCGATGGGCATTGGCAGCTTCAAGGCAAACCATTCGTGCTTGCATGAGCCGCAGTGGACTAGCAAAGAGTCGGGTGCGTCAGTCACAGCCCTTCTCCCTCTTCAAAATCCAACTCGACCTTGATGCAGGCGATGCGGTTAATTTTGTTTGCCACAGCATCCGCGCCAAAACGGTCATCTGTTCCGTAAACATGATTGCCATACACATTCACCCACACCGTCCGCTTGTGGCGGGGGCTGACTTCGATGAGGTCTCGCGGCCCACCTTTGCGCTCAGCACGGGTGTAAACTCCATCAATGTACCAAGCAGATAAAGTCCATCCGTCGCTGTCTTTAACTGCGCCATGAATGTTTTGAGTGTTTGGACCATCCGTCGCATAGATGCGGACTTCACGGCCATCGCGGGTGCGGTACTTTTTGTTGATGTCGATCATCTCATCCTCCCGATAGAAGTCAAAACCACCTTTGCTTCGTAGTAATCCACCGGACGCATCCCAAGGTCTTTGCACATTCCAAACTGTGCCTCACTCAGGTTCTTCTTGAGGAAGCGGTTAATGCCGTTCAGAACTGTTGTGTGATCGCGGTCGCCACACAGACGCCCGATCTGGCTGAGGGACCACCCATGAGCATTCAGCTTGGCATAGATCTCAAAGCGGCACTCCACATATCTCCACTTCTGAGACCTGCCAGAAGCATCCTTCCAATTAATCCGATGCTTTTCAAGAATCGGTAGGATCTTTGCTTTGATCTCAGGGAAGCACCGAAGTCCCTGTAACAGTTGCGGTGCTCTGGTAGCTATCGACAGGGCTTCCAGCGGAGGCGTCACAGGAGGCGCTGCAACAGGCTCAGGGGCAGGTTCAGGTAGTGGCAGGGGCTTGGGTGGCGGGCCAGCATTCAGACGGGCCCTGACGGCCTTGTAATGGGCTTGCAGGTCTATGAGGGCGTCAGACATTTCCTTCTCCCAATGCTGCGATGATAATGCCATCAATCTGATCGCTGAAACGGTCGCGCTTGTTATTCACCTTGGCGATCTCCCGGAGCGCTCCCTCTAGAAAATCAATCCTGCTGGCTTGGTTCCAGACCTTCAACTCAAGCTGGTCGATCAGCTTCTCAGCTTCAATATAGCGTTCGTGCCAACGGTTTTCTTGAGATTCCCAATAGGCTGCCATTTTCATGTTCATTTTGAACTCCTTTGATTGCGGCATGTGCGTGGGCCTGTATCTGTTTTCTGGTTTCTTCGTCTTCTACATTCTCAAGGGCAATCTTGATGATATGCCCCATGTTCTCAATCATGTTCTGAATGTAGCTGGCGGCCTCTGGGCCATCAGGATTGATCAGAATCTTCTCAACCCCCGGGTAATATTGCGGGTCTATCTTGTCCTTGGTTGCCCTGAGCTTGTTCTGAATCATATCGCGTTCCTTTCTGGTTGCAAGAACACCTTACTCGGTACGGGTTAACAAATCGTTTTTCTTTGGCGGGAGGTAACAGAGCCTTGCATGTTTTTCGCAGTAGGGCCTGCGGGTTACTGTCTCGCAGCAATATTCGGGCCGCGATGTGTCTTTGTTGATGATGTAGCGACAGGTTCTCAAATTGAGATCCATGATGCCGTTCTTTTTCTCCATGCTGGGCTCGTTTGGTTGGGGGGAGCCGAAGCTCCCCCTCGTTAGGCTGAAGCCATGTTGATGTAGCGTTGCTTGTATCTTTCATGCTGACGAGCAAGCTTCACGTTCCAATGGTTCCAGCCTGCAACGTGGCAAGCCGCCATGCCCCTCGGGTCCTTCACGCCATACCTGATGCAGACCTTCATATGGGCGACACCTGCCGCGATGTTCTCATTGCAGTCGTACATTTTACCGGGGTCAAATCCCAAAGTTTGCGCAGACGAGTCAATCAACTGAAAGACACCCTTTGCGCGACCGTGGCGGGTCTTTGGACCCGTTGCATTGCATTGGTAACCACTCTCAACCTTTGCGATCTTGAGAGCGCTGGCTACCCATTGCTCACCAATTTCTTGCTTCACCACTTTAGTGATCTGATCAATCACAATTCTCTTTTTCTGAGAGACTGCAACTTTGTCAGGTTTCACAAACTCAGTTCTCATGGCCTCTTCGCGCCAGAATGAACCAGAATCTTCCTCAGTGGCTAGGGCTGGCGATGACAGTAGTGCTAACCCCGTCAAAGTGTACGCTGATGTCTTGTGCATATGCTATTCCTTCGTCTTCAGGCTGCGTTGCCACGGCAGCGGGTTTCTCTCCTTCGTTGTCGCTCAAGGCAAACTGCGCCGAGAACGCAGTGTAGTTTACATTGTCGATGTAGTTATCAGCAAGCTTAGGGTTTGCGCGGCGTCTTGCCAGTTTTATCGCCTCCATCACCACAGAAATGTCATATTCGTTGTACTCTTTTCCGCTGATGAGAGATGCTATTTGCGATGCGTGGCTGAAAACATCTTTTATGTCTCCATACATTTCGCCACGATCATTGAGGATAGTTGCTGCTTGATAGAGTACGTCTTTGTGGTTCATTGCTTTCTGTCCCATTCTTTTACTTTACCGACGTATCGGTGGTTGAGGGCGACAAGCCCATGGCTTTCGTACTCTTTACTAAATTTACCGGGAAAGAACTCTTCAACGATGATGAAGTCAATGTTCATGAGCTCATGGGCAAATTCTGCAAGAGACTTCGCGGGGTGCTCTACGACCAGCCGGTGAATGAGTGATGGTGGCTTACCGGATTCAGGGTCTCCCCGAACTGGCATATTCAAGATGACTTCGAAACGCATTTAAGATCCTTTCGGGGAGGGGGTGCCCGTAAGCACCCCCAATTGTTTAACCGAAGTCTTCGCTGTCAGCCATTGCAGGCTCAGGCGAGCGAGGCACAGGAGCAGGCGCACGGGCAGAGCCAGTAGAAGGAGGCGCAGACCGAGCAAGTGCCGCCGCAGTCTCTGAAGACCGATCATTCGGCCCCAGATCCTTCGGACGAGACACCCAGCCGCTGATCTCAAAGACAGGGCTGTAGTTGGTGGACTTGCGAGCACCGGATCCGCTCTCGATCCCAATGGTGTCGATCAGTGACACCACAGGAAGCTTGCCGGGATTCTGCTCCAGACCGGCGAGGTACTCATCATGAAGCCTTGAGACGCTGGTCAGGAAGGCTCCTGACGTACCTGCAAGCTCACGGCAATCGCCACCGCAGGCTTCAGACAGCTTCACAACCATCCGCATCCCCTGCTTGTGATTCTCAGACGGGCAAGCAGGAAGCGCAGACCCAAGCGAAACCATGACGAAGTCGGGTGCCGAACCAGTCGCGAAATTGATGTAACCGACTTCAACATTCTCAAAGTCGAATACAGCCTTGAACTTCTTTGTAATGTCCACAGGCGTGGAAACACCGTCAGCCCTATCGACACGAAACACGCGCCCAGCGCGGGCGTCATACTTGATGATTGGCAGGAAGTCTTTGCTGCCAGAGTTGATTTTAAGACCGAGACCCATTTGCGTTTTCCTTTTACCAGATGCGCCTGTTTGGCCAGACGCTCGCCTTCGCCCACATGGGCAGAACTTGGAGTCCGTTGCCCCTTTTTCAGAGCTCCCCTTGCGAACCGGCACGGACAAACACCGGCAAGATTTCTAAAGACCCCACACTTCGAACGCTGCTTGGCGTGTCACGGGATCCGAAAAATAGAAGCTATCGGTGTCAGGCACCACCAATGACGCCAGCACCTTTGCGTCATCACTGATCGCAAGAAAGCGCTGGATCGTGAAGGCGATGCGCTCCAATGCCTGCACATGCTCAGGCACGTTCTCAAGCTGATACGTCATCACCTTCTTCGGCGTGATGTAGGTCAGACGCGCGTCAATCTTGTCACCAAGGCAGGCAGCATACAGAGCCACCTGACGGGCGTGGTTGACCTTGATCTTCGAGGGTAGCGCATGGGTTGTCTTCAGGTCGAGAAGGATCCCGTGCTGCTCCCACGCAACGTCATAGAAGCCTATGATCGGCACAGCAAGGCCCTCGACATCCCACGAGATCTTACCCTGCGTCGATGAGGGTTTGCCGTATGGGCGAAGCTCGCCAAGGGCCTGCTTCACCATCTCAGGCACGGCCTCTTGCTCCTTGCCCCTGCGCGGATCCCCGCTCAATGAGGTGAGGCGGCCAAAGGTATCCTGCGCAATCTTGATGCCCTCGGCGTCTGACAGATCATTCAGCAAAGCTTGCACGACACCGTCTTCTACCGCAGTCCCTCGGTGTGCAGCAGCGCCCACCTGTGACCGTTTACCCATCAAGCGCTCGAGCACAAACGAGGCCGGAGAGCCTATGAATGTGTTGCAAGCGCTGGGTGAGAGATGCTGGATGTTGTAGGCTTCAAAGGGATTAGTTGGGCTTGTCATGTGATTTGCTCTGTTGGTCTGATCGCCAAGCTGACTGAGTCGCGGAAGTCCGTCAAGCGATTATTTTAACTTTCTACAGATTGACACATTGGAATTTTTGTCCAAGTCTGGGCGCATGAGCAAATCACAAATTGACTGGGATCTGATCGACACCTTCGCCGAGAGGCAGGGCGTCTCGTACTGGGCTCGCTGCAAATGGCGGCAGCGCAACCATGTGCCGCACAAGTGGAGGCTGGGCCTCATTTGGTGGTCGGATGGGCGTATCACCGCCAAGCATTTCGCCAAAATGGATGAGCAAAACCGGGAGGAAGCAGCGTGATCTACATAGGCATCGACCCCGGCTTATCTGGAGCTATCGCCTTCCTCGACGTTGAGAAGGGTCACCTCTCCATCATCGACATGCCCACCTTCGAAGTGAAGCGGAACAACAAAACCAAGCGCGAGGTGAGCCCTGTTGGTGTTGCTGTTGCCATGGGCCTTGCAGAGAAAGTATCCCGTGCCTTGTTGGAACGTGTCGGCGCAATGCCCGGTCAGGGCGTTACGTCCGTCTTCTCCTTCGGGCGCAGCGTCGGCATCATTGAGGGCGTTCTCGCCACGATGCTGATCCCCGTTGACATCGTTACCCCGCAGGCGTGGCAGAAGGCTGCTGGCGTTCGTGGCGGCAAGGATGGATCTCGCCAGCGCGCCTGTGAGCTATTCCCGAACTACGCGAACCTGTTCGCACGAAAGAAAGATGATGGGCGCGCTGATGCGGCCCTCATGGCTTGGTATGCAGCAACGAAGTGAGCCCAATGAGACCAGAAATGTCGTTTGATCCAGACTTTGCAGATCCCACCGAGTGGGCGAAAATGTATCGCGAGACCGGCCTTCAGGTCGTCCCCGCGATGAAGCCTTCAGAGAATAAGACGCAGTGGAAGCGCCCAGCCCTACCCAAGTGGAGAGAGCTCGAGCACGAGCTCGCACCAGACTTCACCTTCGAGCGCTGGTATGGCGATAATGGCGAACATGCCCGGCGCTACAACATGGGCGTCATCGCTGGCGCCTGCTCCAATGGCGTCTTCGTGGTGGATCTCGATCTCCACAAGAATATTCGTGCGCAGGCTTGGTGGGACGAAATGTCGCACATGACTGCCTCCGCAGGCGACCTCGACACCGTTGAGCAGGAAACAGGCGGCGGCGGTGTTCAGCTGTTCTTCCGCGCGCCTCTGGGCTGGATACCGCCCACCTGCAAGACAAGCATCGGCGTAGACATTCGTGGCCAAGGTGGCTTTGCCATGCTCCCCCCGTCGATGCACGAATCAGGAACACCATACCATTGGAAGGAAGGCCGCGAGCCGTGGACCCTTGAGATCGCCACAGCACCCCGTTGGCTCTGCGATCAGATCAACACCCTTGCGCAGGAACATGGTGGCTCTACGGGCTCCGCAGGCTCTTCAGGCCCCGCCCAGCGCACCAGCAGCCCCGGCACGTCTACAGATTCCTTCGGGCGCATCATAGATGGGCGCGAAGAGCACATGACCAGAATGGTCTGGGCGCGGGTAGTTCAGGAATACAGGGAGTCTCCGATCAGTCCCGGCCAAGCTGAGCAAGACGACATGTTTCGGGAGCTGTTTTCCAAATACGAGAGATCAGCCAAGTCTAGGATCGTTGAGCGCGGCACCCCAAACCATATCCTGCTGGAGCGCGAAGGGCGGGGTATCAGCCTCTTCAGACAGAAGTGGAAGCACGCATTTGACCAGTGGGATGGGAAGGTCAGGGATCATGCAGGTGCGCCACCCCCTCAAAAAGAAAGGCCTCAGCAGTCGTCTGCGGGGCAGCAGCAAGCAGGTCAAGCGGAGGCCGAGCATCAGAGCGAGGCCGACGCTGAAGACCCCGCCGCAGAATTTCGTGAAGACTTCAACCTTTTTGAGCTCCTTTCAGTGACAGCGATCAAGAACCTCCCCGATCCAGATTGGCTTGCCTTCGGTATGATCATCGACCGTGGACTTGGTTTCTTGTTTGGGCCGCCCGGTTGCGGAAAATCTTTCATCGCTCAGAACCTTGCCCTGTCGATTGCCTGCGGCCTTGATGAGTGGTGGGGCAGGAAGATTTCCCGCAAGGGCCCCGTGATCTATATCAGCTCGGAGGGCGTGGGTGACATAAAATTCCGTCTGCGGGCATGGGAGAACCATATGCAAGTGAAGGCGGATGACGCTCCCTTCTACCTGATCCGCCAGACGATCAATTTCATGCTCGACACAGACGTGAACCGCCTGCTTCTGACAGTCAACGCCCTATGCACAGAGCTCGGGGAGCTTCCAGTCCTGATTGTAGTGGACACGGTCTCCCGGGTGCTGCCCGGCGCAGACGAGAACTTGCAAAAGGACATGACGCTCTTCATCAAGGCCTGCGACGAGGTTCGGGAGACCTTCGGGGCGACGGTCATCGGTGTTCACCACACGTCACGTCAGGGGAACATGCGCGGGTCTACGGTCTTTGACGGCGCAGGTGACTTCCTGTTCGGGATCGAGCGCGACGAAGGAGACATGGTCGGCACCATGACGGCGAAGAAGATCAAGGCGGCGCAGGATGGCTGGAAGCAGTCCTTCGAGCTCGTCGAGGTAGCCGTTGGAGACAACAAGGCGACCAAGAGCCTCGTGGCCATTTCGTGCGAGCAGCAGGCCAAGGAGAAGTCTGTCCTGCCCCCTAAGGACGTGTGCCGCAGGATCCTCAGCGACATCTCGACGGCGTGGCACTCGGGCAAGCCTTGGTCGTCTATGCCCCAGACGAAGGCCAAGGGACGGTATGCCCCAGCCCTCATCAAGGCGCGCCATGATGTGGTTGAGAAGCTTGCCGAGCTACTGATCAAGACGTGGCTGGAGAACGGCGTCCTGACTTACGACATGTGCGACAAGTCAACCAAAATGCAGGGCTTAAAGGTCACCGGAAGCATCGACTGAAAAGACCGGAGGTTCCGGAAGTTACCTCCGGAAGATAGCCTAACTCATTGAAATCATTACCGGAGGATATAAAACGGAGGTTAACCGGAGGTTCCGGAGGTTGGATAATAGGACCATTGAAATCATTGAACTTTTAGCCGGAAGTTCACCGGAGGTGGCGCGGAAATCAAAGGAGGTCGTTACTTATAGTAAACGACACTTCCGCGAGGCGGGTTCGCGCTCCGCTGACGCTGCGCGCTCCCCGCACAGACAGTTAGATTTGGAGGGCATGGAAAGAAGTGATTGCGTAAGTTTGAAGCTGGGTATATCAATAGCAGTCGTTGAACTTACGCAAAGGACTCGACCAAAATGATCGAAGAGCACGTTTCAATCAGAGGTAGGAAATATTCGATATCCGAAGGGCAGAAGGAAATTGCTCAGTGTGAAGATTGGTCTCTTCACAGTGTCTCGGTTTCACCATGCGGGAGATACCGTAACCTTAAGCTTTACTATTTGGGCAAGAAGGCAAAGAAGCGTGTTTGGTATTTGAATGTGCACACGGAGAAAGATCGTTTGATTTTTAATCGCGAGAGCGAAACTTTGAACAAATATTATGGCGGCATGAGCGAATGGGTCATGAATGCACTTCAAGGCATTATTTTGCCGATCCCTAAATTTAAGAAGGTTGAGAAAGATGATGAAATCAAAATTTACGTTTTCCCTGATGGGATGAAAGATGCTTTATCCCGGTTTGTGGATGCTGCTTGGGATAGTGGGAGTCCGCTTTCGATACACCCGCAGACCAAAGCAAGGGGAAGGTATGCCCCGAAGGTAATTGGTGATGCGTGGAAAATGACGCATCAATCTATCAAAGAAATGTTAATTGATATGATACAAAAAGGTGAGATCATCACGGACATATTTGATAGGAACACAAAAGTAAGAGGATTAAAATCAGTAGAAGGAACATAAACATGACAAAGCCTAAATTCATCAACGGCAAGCAGCAGAAGCATAACTTTGGCATTCCGGTGACTGGGTTCGTTTCGCCTCCATGGCAGGAGACGGTCGGGACCTACATTACAGGGCGAGAGGCTTTGGACGATGTGGACATGGTGGCGATCAGGACGGAGGAGAGGTGGGGGAGGGATCGGCTCAGGCTTCTGGTGGACGCCGGGCTGCGGGAGAAGTTCGACCGGCAGCGCTACCTGCTCAATCAGGCGATGTGGCATGGGGATCTTCAGGACGTGCTGCGCGAGGCTGATCGGATGCTCAAGGCGTATAGGGCTCTGGATCGGGCTGCGGATGCTGCTGGCGCTGACAAGCTGGCCCCTGAGGTGTGGGAGGGCGTGACACCGGATGGGACGGTGGTGGCCATCGTCAGGAACGACATGGATCTGCGGTTGGTCGCAGCGCAGGGTAGGCACGTCGAGATTTACACGATGGATGAGATTGCCCGTTTGCTGGCGTCATACCCCGCTCTGGCTGCGGCCAAGGCCAGCTTCCCCGGCGCTCAGGTCACGAGGGTGTCAGGGCCGCCCAGAGACCCCTTGCAGGCTGTCCCAGACAGCAAGGCCCCGATTGACGACACTTTGCCCTTTTAGAAACGCCTGCGGAGGCCACCTGATGGCCTTGAATACGAAAAAGGCCCGGAGATAGCTCCGGGCCGTGAAGGGCGTCAGCGAGGATCTAATGGCTTTGGAAGGTGAACCCAGTGGGTTGGTTGGTTCATCAGGTCAAATTCAGTGTTTGAACTTATAACCCCTCGAAAGCGGAAATACCCATCAGCTGTCCTCCATGCAGGCATCGGCACGAAGGACATGGTGGCCACCCATTCACTGTTTGTGCCCAAGATAATCGTGCCATCTTTCGGCGCGGTCTCAATAGGCTTCCAGCGCGCAATCAGCGGTATCGTTATTTTTGTGGGTTGCGGTGTTTTTGCCAGTTCCAGATCGAACTCAACAAGCACTTTCTTTATTTGTTTCAGGCACATGGTCCCTAAACCGGGAAGCCTCAAAAGTTCATAGTCTGTTTTTTTGCACAGATCATCCAGAGTTTTTATATCCCCCCACATCAGAGACCGCATGATCTGACTTCTCAGATCTTTCCTGAAGTGTGGCAGTAAGCATTGAATCGAGTTTTTTGATTGGTTTTCCAATGTTCTGCTCCGTTTTGTTAGATGTAAGCTTTAAGTTTTTCAGCCAGCCACGACTCATCGATCTTGCCCTCGGCGAGGGCCTGCAACAGGAGATCGGTGGATCTGGGCAAGGGACGCACCCCCATAATCCAGTTGAAGACGCTGCGGGTGGTGCAGCCGGTGATGAAGGCCAGATCCTTGTGGCGGATCGAATGGTCATCAAGAAAAGCTTGCAGGTTTCTCATTCGAAGTCCTCGACATCTAACATTCGGAAGGCGATCCTGCCCATCTTGGGGCGCTTAACCCGTCGGCTGAGGTATTCCCTCTGAAGGCACCCGCAGGACCTTGTGGTCCCTTGCCGGAGGTCAGCGCCCAATACTGTCGAGGTCTTGCCGCACTCGCACTCGCACAGCCACTTGGCTTTTCTTGCAGCGTTCAAGCCACCGTGCGCAATGACCTTCAGGCGTCCGTATTGTTTGCCAACTTCATCTATCGTTAATTTCCCCATTTCGGTGTCCCTTGTGTGTACATGCAAAGGCATCGCCTTGCCGGAGCCTTCGTCCTGTTGTGGTGCGGGTCTTGCCGCAGGCGCAGACGCACAGGAATGCTGCGCGCCCATTGGGGGCCTTGCCGACGTGTTTGAGAACCGTCAGCAGACCATAGGTCTTACCAACTTCGTCGATGGTCATTGGTCGCCCCAATGGTCAGGGTTCTGATAGGTGTCGTCGGGCTTCTCCTCCGGCCAGAGCCAGAGGATTAGCAGCGTCATCGGGATGCCGAAGATGAGGGCGTCTATGAGCATCTGAGGGCCTCACGGGCTTGTTCGCGGGTGGAGTGATGGGACAGGACACCGGAGACCGTCAGGGCCCTCCAGTCCCCTGCTGGGCGCTTTTGCACCCAGCCTGCCAGCGTGGCGTCGTCCCGCAGGACTGCGTAGACGGGGTTCATGAGAACACCTTGGCGTTCTTGACCGCCTTGACGCGGATGGTGGTCACGAGCTCGCCGGTCTTCATGCAGGCGGCGATCTGCTCGGGGGCGAGGAAGGACTTGGCAGTCGCCGCGTCGAAGCGCACGGGCTCTGACAGGGTGACGGTGACGATGTTGCGAGCGCCGACAATATTGTCGCGGCCAGTTTTGATGATGTCTTCCTTGACTTCTTCAAGAAGCAACTTGAGGCCTTCGATTTCAGCCTTGATTTCAGCATAACGGTCAGCGAGCTTGGCTTGGGCGGCGAGGTGGTCATGGATTTCTACGAACATGGTTTGGTTCCTTTTTGTGGTGGGGGCCGCAGCCCCCGGGTTGATGTATGTAGTTAAATCATGCTTTCTGAAGAGACACAAGAACTTTTTTCGCCTTTTCGAGAGCTTCTTTTAAATCAAGAAGATCGTCCGTGGCGAGGAAGCAGGCGGCCATTGGGTGCTTGGTCCCGTATGCCGCAAGCCGGAGGGCATTCTTCTCGGAGGGGTCGGCGCGGTAGGCGTTGAGCAGCTTGATCATTGTTTTGGATCCTTTGGGTGGCGGGGGCCGCAGCCCCCGTTGGTGATTAGATTTTGACGTACTGGCTGGGATCGACCTCGAAAGGCGCATCCATTGAGCCGACCAGCTTGCCCTGCACATACACGGCCTCGACATACTCGGCCTCGTCAGGGGTCTGCATGGAGACGATCTCGATCAGATCGCGGGCAGACACCTCGGAGTAAGGATCAGCGCCGAGGACGTGATCGACGATGGACTCGCACAGGGTATCCCAGAGGCCTTCGCCGGTGGCGACGAAAGTCAGGGAGGGGGAGAACTCGTTGAGGGCGAAGAAGTTGAAGGTCATTGTCTGTCTCCGGTTGGGCTGGTCTGTTTCGATGAACCTACCTTATTCTCCTGTTTTTTGATTCGCAAGAACTATTTTCTCCTTTTCTGATCTTTTTTGAAATTATTTTCGCTCGTGCTATTCTCCCCGTCGAAAGAGGAGCCGGACATGGGCATGACGTCTAGCTATACCGTTGAACTTGCTGAGAAAATCTGTCGAGCTATCGCCGATGGGCGGCCCCTCAATAGGGTCTGCAAGGAGGAAGATTGGTGTCCGTCTGAGTACACCGTCTACAATTGGCTCGATAAACACCCCGATTTCGCTAAGAACTACGCGCGCGCCCGCGAACAGCAGCAGGAGGTTCTCGCTGCTGAGGTGATCTTGATCGCCGACACCATCAAAGACCCTGCAATTGCGCGTAATATGATGGATGCGCGCAAGTGGTATGCGGGCAAGGTCGCGCCGAAGAAGTGGGGCGACCGGGTCGAGATCGACGCCAAGATAGAGACGACAGGGGCGGCCAGCGAGGCCCTGATGGCGTTCCTAGCGGCGGTGGAGGCCCAGAAGGGTGGATGACCTATCTGCCGCCTATATTAAGCTGACGCCGGTCGAGCGAGCCATCGCCGACTGGCAGATGGGTTGGATGGTGAAGCGCCTGCCCCACCAGATCCCGCCCCGTGGCGCTGACTGGACCATTTGGCTGCTGCTGGCCGGGCGTGGCGCAGGTAAGACCCGCACGGCAGCCGAGGTGCTCGGTCAGTGGGCGACTCTGCGCCCCGGCACCCGATGGCTCGTCTCAGCCCCCACCTACGGCGATCTGACCGGCGTCTGCTTTGAGGGCGAGTCGGGCCTGATCAACTGCATTCCCCCATCCCTGATCGAGACCTACAACCGCACCGAGGTCGAGATCAAGATGATCAACGGCTCGACGATCAAGGGGATTACAGCCGAGAAGCCCGAGCGTTTCCGTGGGCCTCAGTTCCACGGCGGGTGGCTCGACGAGCTCGCTGCGTGGCAGCGTGCCGACGAGGCCTTCGACCTCCTGATGTTCGGGATGCGCCTCGGCGATCACCCCCGCATCATCGCCACCACCACCCCGAAGCCCAACACGATCATCCGCAACCTTCTGGCGCGCGAAGGCAAGGATGTGATCGTCACCCGGGCGAGCACCTACGCCAACCTCGACAACCTCGCTCCCACCTTTCGGGATCAGATCCTGCGCTATGAGGGCACCACCATCGGTCGTCAGGAGATCCACGCCGAGGTGATCAACCCCGAAGAGATGGGCGTCATCAAGCGCAGCTGGCTGAAGCTCTGGCCAAACGACAGGCCCCTGCCCGAGCTTGAGTTCATCGTGATGAGCCTCGACACCGCCTTTACGGAGGAGACGGGCAGCACCACCCGGGGCGACCCCGACTACTCGGCCTGCGCCGTGTGGGGCGTCTTCAGCCGGGGGAAGGAGCGCCGCGACATCATACTGCTCGACTGCTGGCAGGACCGGCTGGGCTTCCCCGACCTGATCCGCAGGGTGAAGACCGAGTTCAAGGCCGAGTACGCCCCCCGGGAGAAGGCCCTCATGAAGCCCCTCTTCGGGCCTGCCCATATGGAGAACTCGGGGCGCACGCCCGACGTGCTCCTGATCGAAGACAAGGGATCGGGGATCAGCCTGCGCCAGACGCTCGGTCGGGAGGGCATCATCTCGGCCCCGTACAACCCGGGCAGGGCGAGGAAGCTCGACCGGCTCCACGCCGTCTCGCCCCTGTTCGCAGCCGGGCGCATCTGGGTGCCTGAGAGCACGAAGATGCCGGGCAGCCCGATCAGCTGGGCCTCGACCCTGATTGAGCAGCTGTGCACTTTCAGCGGCGAGGGGTCCATCCCCCATGACGACATGATGGACGCCGGGGTCCAAGGGTTACGATACCTCGCCGACCGTGATATGATCCGTGTCACCCGCCCCGAGGCCCCTGAGCCGCGCGTCCGCGACGACCGACCGAAGGTGAACCCCTATGCCGTCTGAACTCGATCCCGCCTTCTACCAGTATGGCCGCCGCGAGACCCCGACCGAGGGCATGAAGCGGATCGAGCTCAAGATGCGGGATCGCCCCGATCTGAACCCGGGCAGGATCGCGACAGGCGCAGGCAGGACGAGAGAGGGCTACAACGCCAGCATCGGGGCGCAGGGCCCTGTCGGTGGCGGCGTGATGGTCGCAGCCGACCCGATCACCGGGCAGCCCGTGATGGTCGGTGGCAAGGCTCAGGCGGGCCCGCTTAGCTATCAATACAACAAGCCGACCTTCAAGGGCGCACCCGCCAGCCAGCAGATCGGCGTGGGTGGCCAGCCCTTCGACGCTGACACCTACTTCGGGATGACGGCTCAGCAGGGTCCGGGCGGTCGATCCTACGGGGCGAATGTCAGCCAGAGCGGCGAAGACGGCGGGTTCAGCGCCTATGGCGGTTACAACCCGAGCCGTCGGGATGTGAACGTCGGCGGCAGCTACACCGCGAACTTCGCCACGGGTGGCCGGGCAGTCGTCGGGCACGCCACGGCGGCGGGTGAGCCCGTTTCGCTCGAGACCCGCAAGGGCGAGATCCGCCACCGGCAGGACAGCGGCAACAGCCGCATGGCCGCCGACTACGGCTACATCGACACTTCGAGGCCCGACCATGACGGCATGAAGACCGATGCCTTCGTCGGGCCGCACCATGACTCGAAGAAGGTCTTCGTCGTCAATCAGCAGCACCCGCACACCGGCAAGTTCAATGAACACAAGGTGCTGCTTGGATATAAGGATCGAGCCCATGCCCTCCGTGACTATGCGCATTCGTTTAGCGATGGACTGGGTCACAAGCGGATTCATTCGGTTGTGGAGATGGGCACGCACGAGCTTAAAGATTGGCTGAAGAAGCCCCACACCGCGCCGCTGAAGAAGGCGCTCGGTGGGCCTGTGCACATGGCTGACGGTGGAGACCCGCCGCCCCGTCCGCTGACGATCCGTCGGGGTGTGACGCCTCAGGGACTGGCTGCTGAGATGGTGCCGCCCGAAGAGCAGAGCCCCATCGAGGGGCGTCAGGCTGCGAGCCCGAGCCCTGAAGGAGTGACGAGTGCTTTGCAGGGCGTGGCAGAGGGCGTCAGTAGCCTCTACTCCACTCCGCAGGCTGACGCCGCCTACACCACCGCCCCACCTGCCCCTGTGCGCCGACCAATCACTCCGCAGATGATTGCCGCTAGTCTCAACCCAGAGGCGCAGGGTGCGGCAAGCCCGAGCCTTGAGGGCCTTGGTCAGGGCATGGTGGCGATGGGCGAAGATCCCGTTGGGCTGATCGGCGGAATGCTGCCCGGCATTGGTAACGTGATGGCTGCGGCTGATGTGTCGAAGCTGAAAGACAAGATCGCCGAGCTTCGGGCGTCTGGCGACGAGGAAGGTGCAGCCCGTCTTCAGAAGATCCTGCCGCTTGCAGCCATGGGCGCAGTCATGCCTATGGGCGCTGGTGCTGCAACCAAGGCGGCGATCAAGGGGGCTGAGAAGGGCGCAGCGCGAGAGATTGCTGATGTTGCAGAAAGCGCTGCAAAACAGGCTATCTCATCTGCTGATACGTCGATCAAGCAGATTCCGGCAATCTTCAAGAGCAAGGCTTTTGAGGCCGAGGCGGGGGCCCGAAATCTCGACATTGGCGGTGGCAAGTATGACCTTGGCACTGACTATCTGAAGAACGAACGGGGCGTCGAGAGTTCCGTTTACGATCCATTCAATAGAAGCCCGGAGCATAATGCTGCCGTGCTCGACGAGTTCAAACAGAACCCTGCTGACACCGTGACCGCCGCCAACGTCCTTAATGTCATCGCTGAACCCGAAGCACGGGCTGAGGTGATCCAACAGGCCTTCGACCACTTAAAGCCCGGCGGTAAGGCTTATTTCGATGTCTACGAAGGCAGCCGTTCCGGCGAGGGTGCCGCCACGTCAAAGGGTTGGCAGAACAACATGAAGGCGCAAGCCTTCCTTGAAGAGGTTCAGTCAGTCTTCCCTGACGTTCAGAGAAAGGGAACAACTTTGATCGGCACAAAGCCGGTCGAGGAAGCCGCCCCGCTCTACAGGCCCGTGCAGCAAGCCTATCAGGACATGCCCGAGCCTGCGGCTATCCGCACGCAAGCCATCGACCACATCACCCAATCTATCGACGAGACTGGCGGTGAGGCCGCGCAGTTGCCAACGAAGATGGGTCTTGGCCCCATGTACGTCGTCGATAGCGGCGCTGAGAACGTGTCGAAGAAAAGCGGATTCATGCTGAGCAGCACGAAGAACGCCAACGCTGCACGCCAGTTGGATGGTATCACGCCGCTGATGAACGAGTTCCCCGAGATGGGGACGAACCCTGAGCAGTGGGCGCAGGGCATGTCGAAGGCCTTTGGGTCGAAGGAGGTCGTTGCCCCTCCCTATCGGTTTATGAAGGCCATTCAGAATGGCGAGTACACCGATCTCCTCAAGACCTTGACACCCGGCCAGATCGCCGACGCTGACGCAGGCTTCAAGGCTGGAAAGGAGTTCCTCAGCGCCTACCATGCTGGCGAGATGGGTGTTCAGGACACCGGCAAGCTGTTCATGTGGGGCATCATGTCCCGAGGCGTAAACCCGTTTACGCACGAAGGTCTGTTCCTTGACGCCTTCAACGGCATTGAGCCGTTCATTAAGATGGCGGCTGAGGGAAAGTTCACCAAGGAGGTGGCCGAAGGCCCCTTCAAAGACTGGGCTGCAACGACTGCCGCAAAGGGATCGGGACAGCCCGGTGCAGGCGCGATGCACAACCTGAACGCCTTCGGTGAGGACTTCCTTGTCAAGATGGGCAGGCCCGGCGTTGACGGTGTTACCCCGATGCAGAAGCTTCATGACTTCATGAGCAACCCTGACATGTCAGGTCGCGACATCCGCCGTGAGTTCGCCAAGGTCGGCGAAGGCGTTGGTATCGACAATAAGGTTGTATCTTTCATCCTTCTGGCGACAGGGCGCGATGACGTGATGGTCATCGACCGGATCCAGCTGAAGAACCTTTGGGATGACGGGCGCTACAGCGACATGAACATCTGGGACGGCATTTCGGTGCCGACCGTCAAGATGAAGGATGGAACCACCAAGCGCTTCCCTCCTACCGACGAAGGCCGTATGGCTCAGCGCGAGTTTGTCGCCGCCAATCCGGGGTCAAAGGGCGGCAATGCCGCTGTGACTGGATCGTCTCTGGCTGAAGCCACCTACGGCGCAAAGGGAATCCTAGTCTATGAGGCGCTTGAAGATGCGCTGAACAAGAACGTCGGCAAGATGTACGCTGATCTAGGCCGCCCCGAAGCAGCCTCCCCGGGCCGGTTTCATTGGGAAACTTGGGTTGCTAGGTCGAATCAGGAAGCCTCGCACGGAACCCTGCCCGCAATCCTTAAGAAGGTGCAAGGCAGCAATAACCCTCTTGAAGGCGTATATTCCAAGCAAGGCGACTATCAGAGCTATGCCTACGGCGCAAAATATGGGCGTTCAGCCGAAGGAATCCCGCAGTTTTCTATTCCTCTTTCTACCGGAGAGGATATTATCATGTCTCCAGAGCAATATTCTGCTGCGCTGGACCTCATTAAAAAACCATCGTCGGGTGTCATCCCCAACGTCAAGGGCCAGAAATTCAAAGTAACAGACACAGTGGGAGCACCTTGGTATGAAAGAGAAGGCGTCAATCGCACAAAGCTCGACGACATCCTCCGTCAGGCCGCCGCTGGACAAGCGGGCCTTGTTCGCAAGGCTGACGGCGGTTCAATATCCTCTGGATCAGGATCCGGTTCCGGTGGAGCAGGAGCAGGCCAAACTAGCCAAGGCGGCCCGGTAGCGCCTGAGAGCAGCCCGCAGTCCTTCGGCCTTGATCAGAAGGTTGAGGAAACTGTTCAGGATGTCGTAGGGCTCGCAACAGATGGGGACATTGACCAACGAAAGCTGGCCTTCTTGTTGCGCAAGGCATCGACCGGCACTATGCCTGCTGACGTGTCTTACACGTTTGCAGGCGAGATCATGGGCAACGACACGCAGGCATTGATTGAGCGCTTCAACCGTTACCCTCGCTCAATCCGTGTTCTTGCCCGTGTTGATCTGGCGCTCGGCGGCATGGGTGGCCAATCGCTTGGCACCCTCGCTAATCAAAAAATGCGTGCCGACCCCGCTTCGCCGACCGGATCCAAGGACGCTGGCTACGCCAAGGGCGGCAAGGTGGTGCGCAAGCCTCACACAGGCGGCAAGGAAGCCTTTGAGCAGTTCTCTGACTTCGCCATGCAGAACTATGGCGGTCAGGTTGGCCGCAACATGATCAAGCGTGCCGGTGGAGATGCCGCAAAGCTGATGTTTGCCTTGAACCAGTACACCAAAAACCTCGTAGCTCAGGATCCGCAACACGCTCAGCATCATCAGCAGCAGCTTCAGCAGTTGAATGAGATGGCGCAGTCAAACCAAATTGACCCGCAGGCTGCGTTCAATCGTACACCTGACACAATGGACACCAGAAAAGAGCTTCAGGACATCTTGAAGGGGGATCATAACCTGAACCCGGCGTTCAAGATAGCGCTACAGCGAATGGATAGATTGGTCGGGAGCCAATAATGTACGATGACGCAATCCAAGCCCTTGTTGAGAAGCTGAAGGCCGACGCGGGCCTTCTTGAAGCAGCCAAGGGCCTGACAGATGCCGACAAGATCCGCTGCTTCGACAATCAAATCCCTGAAGACCTGCTCGCCGAGTGCATCGTCGAGGTTGAAAGCCGTGGGTGGCAATATGGCTGGCGCTCAAACAAGATGCTGGGCTTTGGGCATTGGAATATCGTGCTGTCTGACAGCAAGGTGGAGCGCGAAGAGGTCTACCACGAGGTGTCCCCGTGCATCCGCGCGCTCTGGGACTACATTCAGCCTCGTTTCATGCCGACAACCCCTGTCTTGGTGCGCGCCTATGCCAACGCCCACACCTATGGCGTCGAGGGGTACATCCACAAGGACAGCAAGTTTGCCGAGGATGAGACCTGCATCATCTATTACGAGAAAGATTGGAAGCCCGAGTATGCTGGGGAGACAATTTTCCTTAATGAGGATGAGGATGACATCATTCGCGCCGTGCTTCCCAAGTACGGGCGCTTCACGATCTTCCCCGGCAACATCAAGCACGCCGGTCGGGGCGTAAGCCGCATCTGCCCTGTTGCGCGCAAGGTGCTGGTGCTCAAAGGCCGCCCGGCATGAGCCGCCGCCACATCCTTCTTGCTGTTCTCAAGCGCACAGGTGCGTTCAAGAAGCAGCACAACCGCCGCATGGGCCTGACGCTGGGCGAGCACCTGACGAACACTTATGACGACCTGAAGCGCATGGGGGCTGACGAAGACGTGGCGCTGGCCGGTGGCCTGCATTCGATTTATGGAACCAACTCCTTCAGAAATGCGTCAGTGCCTGTGGATCAGCGCCCAGTCATCAAAGGGTTGTTTGGCGAGAGAGCCGAGCGGCTGGCATGGCTGTTCTCAACGGTCAATCGCCCGCAAGGGTTGGAGAGCGGCGATGTGCGTGATTGGCGCTCGGGTGAGCCGGTGGAGGTCTCTTCAGATGAGCTTTCCGACTTGAGGTTGATTGAAGTAGCCAATCTGCGCGATAATGGGGCGAAGCTCACCAACTTCCCGAACCTTGAGCAGTTCAACCAAGAGCGGCAGGCACTGACATGAATGACAATGACCTTCGCGCCCTCGCGGCCAAGCTGCTGAAGCACTATGTCGTCGAAGATGAGGCCGTGGCCAAGATCGTCGAGACAAAAGCACTTGAACGCGGCGAGCCAAAGGTTGTGCCGTTGATCACGGCTGAAGAGCGCAATTTGTTGAACATGCTGGGGGGACCGATGGCTGGAGCCATGGAGTGCCGTGTGGTGTCTTTGGCTGCGCAGGGTTGCGGTTGCGGTTGCGGTTGCGGCTGTGGCGACGGTGACGATGATGGGGAGTCTGCTGACGCACCTGCTACTGCTGACGCACCTGCTACTACTGACGCACCTGCTACTGCTGACGCACCTGCTACTGCTGACGCACCTGCTACTGCTGACGCCCCCTCCACAAACGCCACCAATGCCACAACATCGTTTGACAGTTGGAGCGCCATGATGGATGCGCTGGGTGTTGACCCAGCAAATGCGCCTGCCGACCCAAGCGCAACTGCGCCAGACTCGATCAGTGTCACTACCACTTCTCAAAGTTTAGACCCCGATGCTGTGGCGAGCATGAGCCTTGAGGATAGCATTTCCGCCGCAACTGCTGCTGCTAACGCCGCTGCTACAGGTGCTCCTACCGGATCGGCCACAGGAGCTCCGGGGGGCACTGCTGCTGGGTCTGCGACTGGTGCGCCGGGGGGCACCTCCGCTGGGGCAGACAATGGCGGATCTGGTGGAATTGCCGGTGGGATCGCTGGCGCTCTCGGGGAGGCATTCGGGATTGGGTCGGCTAACGCAGCTCCAAGCACCGCGTCTTACCCAGCAACTGTCACTGATGCCAAGAACGCTGCTGCAAAGGGCCTGTTTGATAGTTGGCTCAATAGTTTGCCCCCCTCTTCTCGCCCAAGCTGGGTTGATACAAACCCAGAGTTTGTCAACAGCCTTCGCTCAACAAGTAACAGCGTTCTTGCTGCCCAAGGTCAGCAAGCAATTTATGGTTCGCAGCCGGGTCCAGCCGCCACTAATCCTTATGGAAATGCCGTTAATATGGCTTCTACGGTGCAGGGCACATATGGATTTAATGCCCTAGACCCAACCTCTGTGGCAAATCAAAACGCAACCTTCTCTCCGGCTTATGGAGGCATTAATGTTGTGGGATCTCCGGCTACATCGGGTAGCCCCACAGCTGGGGCCCCCGGATTTACGTCTGCGCCTTCAATTGCAAACATAGGTTATACCGCCCCAGCGACAACATATACTTCTGATCCAAATGCAAACACGGGTGTTTTAGGGCTCAGCGGCGCATACGGGCTTGGTCAGGGTCAAATTGGTAATGGCGTCGGCCCCGGGAATGCGGCCACAGCAGGCTTTACTTCTTCCGCTCCTTCCATGACGACGGCGACGACCCCGGGTAGCTGGGCGGCTGGCACGACTGGAACTAGCGCCAGCAACATGACTGGCCAATTCACCACTGCTGGCCCTGTCGGGGAAGCCTACGCAGTTGACCCATATGCTGGCATGACTGCTGTTGGCCCTGCTGCTCCGTCTCAGGCTGTGGCAGCTTCGCCTGCGCCCGGATCGCCAACATCTAGCGTGACGGTTCAGGGGCCGACTGCCTCATCACCTGCTTTATCGCAAGATCAGGGTCCAAGTTATACGGTATCCGGGCCTCTTGGCGGCACGCTGGCTGGACTGACGTCGGGGGCTACAGGTGCTGCGCCCGGCTCGACCCCTGACACCGGCTCGGGTGGCGGCGCAAACGCAGGCGCAGAGGTTCCTCGCCCGATTGCCCCTATCACTCCGCAGTCCATCGACCTCGCCAGCTTCGACCCTACGGCTACGCCCGGCGTTACTGCCACCGGCACATCGGCTGACGCCACAGCGGCTCTGCGCAGGTATCTTGGCCTCACTGGCGACCCAAC